TTAGAGAACAGTCTAGTTATCTAGATAATCTTATGACCTTATCATTTGACTATAGAAGAAACGAGGCAAAGATAACTTGGTTAGAAAAAAAGATTGATAAAGAAGAGGATGAATACAAGAAAACAAAATATCAAATAGATCGAGATGAAGCTATATTTGCTAAAGCATCTATGGAAAAAGTTGCAAGACATAGAATGAGAGAGATTAAGATGTGGTCTAAATTAAAGAAAGAATTTAACGATGGATCATTTAATGACAAAGATGTTAATGTGCACCAATTAGAATCTTATGGTTTACAATATCACGAGAAAGCTAAATCACTAAATGAAAACTCATCCGAGGCAGAAGTATTTAATGTAATGGGTCAATTACAATCTTTACGAAGAATTAGAAAGTCAGGTGAATTAGAACAAAGCTATACAGAGAAAGAACAGATTACTCAACATGGGAAACCAAAACCGTAAGTTATTTTTCTTAATTGCATTACCTAGATCTGGAAATACTTTGTTTGCAAGTATTATGAATCAGAATCCTGAAATAGCAACAACAGCTAATTCTGTAACTTTAGAGATAATGAAAAATTTATATCTAATAAAAACAACAGATACTTTTAAAAATTTTCCTGATCACAAATCTTTGGATAACATATTAGATAATGTATTTAATTTATATTACAAAGATTGGCCACAACGAGTAATTATAGATCGTGCACCTGTAATGACTGAAGAAAACTTTGAGTTAATGCAAAAACATTTTAAACCTCGTTTTAAATGTATTATTCTACTTAGGGATTTAATGGATGTATTAGCTAGTTACATGCAATGGTATACAGAAAACCCTAATTCATTTGTTAATAAATTTAATTTAGAAACAGATGAACAAAAATTATTAATGCTTATGAATGATGAGGGTGCTATTGTAGAATCTTTAAAAGCAATTAAAAATTCATATAATTATCCCGATATATGTTATCATGTAAGATACGATGATATAGTCATAAATCCCGAACAAGAGTTTAAAAAAATTTATGATTTTATTGGAGAACCTTATTTTAACCATCGTTTTAATAATTTAGATCAAATAAAAATAAATGGTTTGTCTTACGATGATAGAGTAGTGGGTGATAATATGCATAAATTATTTGATGGACCTGTTAGAAAAGTGTATAACCCTTACATAGAAAAAATACCAAAAAGAATTAGAGAAAGATATGAGCACATTAAAGTTTGATTTTATATTTTTAGGTCAATCAGTTTTAAAGTATCAAGTACCTCTTGATATATTTAACTCTATTAATCAAATCTATGAACAAAACTTTCATAACCTTGCACCAGCTAATGATCAATTAGTTGGCAAAATAGAAAAAGAACACTCCTTATTTTATTCTGGTGAAGATGAATCTAAGATGAAAAATCATAATATGTTGCCAAAAGATGTAACAAATTATTTTATGGAAACGTTTAAACATTATTTAGCATTCAATAAAATAAAAGATTATAATCTACACCTTAATTCTATTTGGGTTAATGAAATGAAACAACACGAATACAACCCAGCACATATTCATAGGGGTATGTTATTTACAGGTCTATCTAGTGTTATGATTTTAAAACTACCATCAACTTTTGGTAAAGAATATTCAAATGCTGAAGTGCCACAAAATGGCAGACTACAGATATTAGGTGCAGCTAATGGTCAATTTTCTAAAATAGATTATCAACCGCCAATGAACATTAGAGACTTTTACATCTTTCCATATGACATGAGGCACTGCGTATATCCATTTAATGGAACAGATGAGGTAAGACGAACGCTTGCTGCAAATTGTGATGTGCATTTTGATCCGATAAGAAATAGAGGTGCCAACTAATGGACAAACAATTCTATATAGACAATCACATTGGTTTATTTAAAAATTTTATGCCAAATGAAATGATAGATGATTATAAAAATTATTTTGATAAATGTGAGAAACAAGGTGCGGTATATCCAAGACAAGTAGATGAGATGTTAGTATCCGACAATGCAATAGATACCATCAGAGACACCAATGTTCCAATGACTTATAATAACAAACCTTTTATAGATATGTTTTTTAAAGATGTATATCCTTTATATGTTCAAAAATATTCATATCTAAAAAAGTTAGCCACACATAATATACTTGAGGTTAAGATACAGAAAACTAAAATAGGTGAAGGCTATCATTTTTGGCACTGTGAAAACGCTGCAATGAAAGCAAGAAACAGAATACTAGCTTTTATGATTTATCTTAATGATGTCACAGAGGGTGGAGAGACAGAATTCTTATATCAAAAATGTAGATTCAAACCAGAAAAGAATGTCATGCTGGTTTGGCCTGCACAATTCACACACGTTCATAGAGGCAACCCACCTCTGTCGAATGATAAATACATAATAACGGGATGGGTAGAATACGGATATTAATATGATAACAGAACCACGATGGAAAGCTTATATAGTAGAGACAACTTCACCAATATTTACACCAGAACAATGCAAGATGATTATTCAGGCTGGACGTGCTGAACCAAGAAACAATGCACAGATTGGAAACAAGGAAGGAATTAAAGGTGGGGTAATAGACACCAAAACCAGAACCTCACACATCAGTTGGATTCCATTTAAAAAAATGATGCCTATGTACAAGACAATAGAAAAAATCATGAAACAAACAAACGGTAATCATTTTGGTTTTGATGGAATGACTATAACTGAGATGGCACAATACACAGAATATCCAGAAGGTGGGTTTTATGATTGGCATGTGGACAACGATGTAAACTGTGCAAACGAACCACCTGTAAGAAAAATATCTATGACATGTTTATTATCTCCTGAAAATGAATTTGAGGGTGGAGATCTAGAATTAATGGCTGAAGGTAAGATTGCAAAGATAAAACAAGGACACGCTGTGTTCTTTGCATCATTTATAAGACACAGAGTAAAACCTGTAATACGTGGCAACAGAAAATCTTTGGTCATGTGGTTTGGAGGCACACCATTTAAATGATCAAAGCTGCGTACTTTCCAACAATCATATATGCAAAAGATGTTAATCTAGACAATAGGCTTTTTGAGAGAGAAGTTATTGAGTGGTCTAACAAAAGTGAAGGAGTCAAAAGAACAAATATGAAAGGCTGGCATAGCACAACCGATATGCATAAGATACCTGTGTTTAAACCATTGGTAGATGAATTATTTAAAATGCAGATGGAGATATTTCAAGAAGAGTGGTTAGACAGTGAACCATTCATGGGGAACATGTGGGCTAACATAAATCCACCGGGTGGATATAACCGACCACACGTGCACCCTAACAGTCATTTTAGTGGAGTGTATTATATCAAAGCACCTAAGAACTCTGGACAGATAGTATTTAACGAACCAAGAGCAACGGCACACATGGTAATGCCTACAAGAAAAAAAGGAGAGCCTCCCTCACATCTATGGAGAGAGGTGCGTGTAGATCCAAGAGAGGGTAGAATAATAATATTTCCTGCATGGCTTTGGCATTGTGTTGAACCAAACGAGAGTGATGATATAAGAATATCAGTATCTTTTAATTTTATACAGAGAGGATTTAATGTTTAAGAATAACAAATATCAGGTAATCAAAAAAGCACTATCATATGAGATGGCTAATTTTATACTTAATTATTTCTTACTTAAAAGAGATGCAACAAGATTTATGTATGAGAAAAACATACACTCACAGTCCCCGATACTAGGAACATGGGCTGATCAACAGGTGCCCAATACGTATTCTTGCTACGGTGATTTTGTTATGGATACATTATTGGTCAAGATGTTGCCTGTGATGAAACAACATACAGGATTAGATCTCATACCAACTTATTCTTATGCCCGAGCATATAAGAGAGGAGATGAGTTACGAAGACACAAAGATAGACCCAGCTGTGAGATATCCACGACTCTAAATCTAGGTGGAGATCCTTGGCCCATATTTATCGACGGTACGGGGTCTGACAACGTCATAGACGAGTATAAAAAGATAATTAAGCCCAACGCTCCAAAAGGCACAAAAGTCTTGCTTGAAGTGGGTGATATGCTAGTATATAGTGGTTGCGAACTCGAACATTGGCGAGAGCCTTTTGACGGGAACATTTGTGGCCAGGTATTCTTACATTATAACCATGTAAACGGCCCATTTGCTGATAAAAACAAGTTTGACGGCAGACCTATGCTAGGTCTACCATCATTTGTAAAATAGTATTATAATGGAGTCGTATGTTACAAAAGATAGGTTTTCAGCCTGGAATCAATAAACAGATAACACCAACGGGAGCAGAGGGTCAATGGATAGACTGCGATAACGTTCGTTTTAGATATGGCATACCTGAAAAAATAGGGGGTTGGAAACAACTGGGTGACGATAAACTAACAGGTGCTGGCAGAGGTCTACATCATTTCGTAAATAGTAAAGCCAGAAAATATGCTATCATTGGCACAAATAGAATTTTATACGCGTTTTCTGGTGGTGTGTATTATGACATACATCCGATTAAATCCACAACAACGCTCACAAGTGCATTCACCACGACCAACGGATCAACATCTGTTACAATAACTTTCAGTGGAGCACATGGCATAGGAGAACAGGATATAGTTTTATTAGATAATTTTTCTACAATAACAGATTCAAACTTTGGCTCTTCTGATTTTAATGATAAAAAATTTATGGTGACTACCGTGCCATCAAGCACAACAATTACAATCACAATGCCATCGGCAGAATCAGGATCTGGTGCAACAACATCGGGTGGTATCAGGGTACAACATTACTATCCTGTTGGACCGGCTGTCCAAGCGAAAGGTTTTGGTTGGTCTCTTGGAACTTTTGGTGGTGAGGTTGCAGGAGAACCCACAACAACTTTATCATCTGCAATAAATGCTTCAACGACGACAGGTATTGTATTGGCAGATGTATCACAGTTTCCGGACACAGGTACAAACTTTATAAAGATAGGAACAGAGGAGATATCTTACACAGGTATAAGCACATCTAATGAACTGACAGGAGTTACAAGGGAGGTCAGGAATACGACAGCCGCATCACACGGTGCAGGAGATACGGTAACCAGCACAACAAACTTTGTAGCATGGGGTGAGGCAGCATCAGGTGACTTGGTATTAGAACCTGGTATGTGGTCACTAGATAATTTTGGTGATAAGGCCATATGTCTTATACACGACAGTGCGGTATTTGAATGGAACTCTGCTGCAGCTGGAGCAGAGAACACAAGAGCCACAATTATATCTGGTGCACCGACAGCATCAAGACACATGTTGGTTTCTACACCGGACCGACACTTGGTATTTTTTGGAACAGAGACAACTATCGGAGATACATCCACACAGGACGATATGTTTATAAGATTCTCGGATCAAGAAGATATAAATACATACACACCTACAGCAATTAATACAGCTGGCACACAGAGACTGGCCGACGGATCACAGATCAGAGGAGCAATCAGAGGTCGTGATGCAATT